AGCTGCGTTCCATTATCTTTAGCCTCAACGGAGAAATATCATGTCTTGTATAACTTGTAACCTACTTCCTGATGTTATGATTCCTGAAAAAACAGGATCATTGCTTTTAGTCCCAGCGGTCTCAATTTCTTTGGAATTTGAGGACGAAGAGGATGAAGCGTTTCGTAACATCACTACTGTCCTTCCCTTACCTCAAAATGGTAAGATTATAAGGAGTCAAGCCCATAAGGCTTTGGCAAGCAGGTTCAGGGAAATACTCGATCAAATGTATTCTGACGAGGAGTTTTGGATAAATGGACTCACAGCTGTTTCTACGTTAGCTCCGGACGAAACCGGAGAGGACGAGAATGAGCACGGGTAATGTTATATCCGATAATCGCCACATAATCTCTGATGTCTATTCTGGTAGTGGGTATTCGCTCGTTGGCGAGTACTTTACTAAAAGTTGGACGGGTCAGGATCGGGCTTTTAAAGGGGACGTTACACCGCATCCTTACATAAAACATACCTCACAATCCTATGCTGGCACGGTGCACTTTCCTAACGGGAAGACCGCATCAGTTATCACGGGATATGGGTGGGGGGTTGAACCTCCACTCTATTGGGATGACAACGATACTATAAAACTTGTTGTGAAGCTTGGTAACAAGATTCGTAGCACAGAATTTAGTGCCTCAATATTCCTTGCGGAAGCAGATCAAAGTCTCGCCTTGGTTGGTGAAACAGCGACGCGCCTCGCGAAGTTTTTTGGGTCATTAAAGTCCGGTAATTTGTATAAGGCTTCCAGCTTCCTTGCTGGAGGAGATAAAATAACACGCCGTGACAAAATGTATCGAAGTATGAAGAAACACTTTAAAAACAGATCCGCGTACGACGATAGGACTGCCCTTGCCAATGCTGTACTAGAAGTTCAGTACGGCTGGCGGCCGTTAATCGAAGACGCGCGTGGTCTTGGTGAATCTATTGCCGCAGTTCTTTCGCGGCCTCCCAAGGTAAGGTATAAGGTAAGGCGTAAGATTCAGGCCAGAGGTCAGGTAGCGAACGGTGGCAATGTTTGGAATAGTCGCAAGACAATATCCAAGCAGATACTTGCTTTCGTTTCTGCACAGCCGACTTGGCGAGATGTTCTACGTCTTGAGGACATGGGTCGCGTAGTTACTAATCGAACTCCATGGTTTTTTGTCGCCAATTGGTTTTTGCCTTTTGAAGACTACATGGAAGCAAGATCAACGCTTACGGACCTCAATGTAACTCAGCTCATCCTCACGACGAAAGTACACTCCACCGGTGTTTTTAGCGGTGATTACGGAAGCGAAGCTTCTCGTAAAGAGTTTACTTTTCAACGTGAGATCCTCACTAATAGCGGTAACGGTGCCATGTTTGCGAACGAATTCCTTAACACACCTTCCTTCAAACCTATTGAGAAATCTTTAGGCTGGGAGCATATGTTAAACGGGATTGCTCTGCTTAACGGTACTGTAAAACGCTATAGAGACTAACGGTGGTGTTTTGGGTCAACCAGACCTTTAACATTTTAATTAACTTAACCAAAATGAGGTAAACAGATGGCTTCAATACCAGCAAGTGTCACACTAGTGGATGCAGGCGCTAACAATCACGTTTTTAAGCACAAAAGTCATACGACTAATGAGCTTGTGATGTTAGACACGACTAGCGGTTTATCCGCCGTGTCGCGTCCTTGGTTTTCAATAGCGAAAATTCCGTCGAAAGACAAGAATGTTCGCAAAGTGAGAGCTAAGGTCTACATTCCGCATGTGGAAGCACCAGCAGGAACAACAGCCGAGGGGTACGTCGCTGAACCAAGAAAGGTTGGCGAGAGTTTTTTTGTTGGTGACTTCGTGTTACACAACCGTGCCTCAGACGATACATTAATCACATTGCGTAAATTCGCGACCAGCGTCGTTTCTGCTGATCTCGGCTTACTTGCGATGGATGACCTGTATACAAATGATCAATTGTTCTATTAACACGAACAACTGATTGTCCTTTTAAACTCTTTATGAAAAAAGAGGTCCATTATGAAAAATGAGACAAAGAAAACGAAGTACAACACATTTAACTTATGGAGACGCGATGAATCAGAAAGATTCACCAGACGACTCGCGTGGTATTGTGCATGTAGATCAGGACGATTCGCAGACGATTTATGTAATTACGTCGCGGATAAAAATATCCAAGAGATATGTACATATAGCATTGACTATCGTGTTGACGACGATCCTCTCTCACTTGCCTACGCCAGACAGTGCCTTGCATTTTTTGCTAAGAACACCGATGTCGTAATCAAAGGGGTTGATCGGACGCGCAACGCGGAATTGTCTTTTGCCGAAACCGAACGGAAATGTCGAATCACTAACCAACGGTTTTCACTCTTATATCGGACAGAACAGTTGCTGTTCTGCGAGGACGGTCTTGTTTTTGACGTCTCTCGGAAAATTTCCGAAATATTGGGTGACTGCCCGCGGTTGGAGGACTTAGACTTACGTTTTGGCCCTGGGTTAAACGTCGGATGTACCGGCGCGAATAATACTTCGGTGCGTCACAAGTTGAACGCACCTATAACACATTCCTCCGATATCCTTGACGAACTCTTGGAAGAGTTCAGACAGGAGCTTCCGCATATGTTCAAGATTAACAAACTTGCACGTGCGGTCGCAAAACTATCGTGGGTATCGAAGAATTGGCGTATCTATCGATCGATCATTATTGAATGCCTCCTAAATGGCTTAGGTCAGTTGGGGGTAGGCAGTTGGTTGAAAGCTAGGTTCCTGAAAGTCGCTGGTGTTGATCTAACTGATCAATACCGTAACCGTCACAAAGCTTACCTAGGATCACTCCATGGTGGCTATGCGACGATAGACATAAAGAACGCCAGCAATACCCTTGCACTGATGGTTGTGTTTCATCTTGTACAGTCAGAAGACTGGTTTAGCTTGCTAAATCAGTTACGTACTAGTACAGTTAAATATAAAGATAAAGTTATAGACTTAGAGATGTTCTCCTCTATGGGGAATGGATTTACGTTTGAGCTTGAATCAATTATATTTTATGCAATCGCTTATGTAACGGTGTTGAAAGCCGGCGGTGACACATTAGCTGTATCGGTGTTTGGTGACGACTTAATTGTCCCATCAGATCCCGCTATAGTGTCACAGCTTTACCACAACTTAGAATTCTTTGGATTCGAGGTGAACTCTGAGAAGAGTTACACATCTGGACCATTCAGAGAAAGTTGTGGAGCCGACTATTTCAACGGTAGCAACATACGACCATTCTATCTTAAAGATAGGTGGACTGATGCTCGTCTTATCGGTCTGCTTAACTTTGACTTGGGGAACTGGCGATTGTTTGATGATATTAGACTCGAGCTTGAAACACTCGTTTTTAAGAAATCAAATAATATTGTTAGTTTCGGACCTCCTGGGTTCGGTGATGGGCATCTGCATTACGATGTCTATGATCCTCAACATAGAATGCACTTACGTAGAAACAAAGATTCATCCGGACGTGTCGAAACCGCTTGGCAAGCCAAGAAGTTAGAATACGAAGGGATGAGACGGAAACATCGTAAGCTTTCAGCCGGTTCTGTTAAACCACGCTACTCGTTTAAGACGATCGTAAAAGTTCCGATGACAGATACCAACGAATTGGAGCTGGGAGACCAGCTCTATCCGTTGTGGTCTGCTTATCGGCTCAGATCGAAGGCAAAACCCTCGTATAAGATCGTTTATGACAGTGTGGCGTCTACTAAAACTAGGATCTACGTGAATGTTCCCGAAAAGAATGGGAAACAACTCGAAAATGATCCGTACGTTTTACGTGGCGGTTGGAAAACAAAAGTCGTTAAGGTTGATTTGGAACCAACCTATGAAGAAGTGTTATACCCCTCCTAGCGACAGCTCTGCTGTTTTAACATTATGTTTTTAAACCTTATTGTTAGGTTCATAATGTCGCAAAAATTGTCGTAGTCGACATGCGCGGTACGCCCCTATCCTAAAAGCATGGATGGGTGACGTTACACATTTATTGTAGATGGCCG